AAGAGGCAGTTGGGTTACCCTGTCTTGGAGATCAATGTTGCTGATGAGCAAATTGAAGATCTGGTAGATGACGCCATTCAGGTATATCAAAACCGCCACATGGATGGTGTGGAATTGATGTACCTGAAGTATAAGATTGATCAGAATTTCCTAGATTCTATCAGGGCAAGGGGAGATAATAAAGTAATTGGTATTACTACTACGACTACGACGGCTAATATCACGGGTGTCGGAACCACCGGAGTTGGAATCTCTACCTATAGATTTGAGGAGACACAGAACTTTATTCAAGTTCCTGATGCTGTCATCGGAATCGAAAAGGTATGGAAGCTTGATAACCGTGCAATTAGCACGAACATGTTTAGCGTCAACTACCAGTTGTTCCTAAACGAAATCTACTGGTTCAGTTCCACTGAGTTGCTGAACTATACAATGACCAAGAGGTATCTGGAGGATATTGATTTTATCCTACACCCAGATAAACAGATTAGATTTAACCGTAGACAGAATAGACTATACCTCGACACAGATGCTGGTAGTCTACAGGTAGATGATTATATCATCATCCAGTGTTATAGAACATTGGATCCCAATGAGTTTACCAAGGTATATGATGATGTATTCCTGAAGAGATACTTCACTGCTCTACTGAAGAAGCAGTGGGGTGCCAATATGATGAAGTTTAAGGGTGTCAAACTACCTGGTGGTGTTGAGATGAATGGTCGTGAGATCTATCAGGATGGTGTCAATGAGTTACAGGCACTAGAAGAGAAGATGAATAACGAATATGAACTACCACCAATGGATATGATTGGCTGATGCTTAATCCATTTTTTAGTCAGGGAACAAGTAACGAGCAAAATCTCGTTCAGGAACTTATAGACGAACATATTAAGATGCATGGCATCGAGTTCATCTATATGCCAAGACAGTTTGTCAATAGAAAAACTGTGATGCGTGAAGTTACAACTTCTCGCTTCGAAAAATCTTTCCCTCTTGAGGGGTATATTGAGAACTACCAAGGTTTTGGTGACAATCACAATATACTCACCAAATTTGGTGTGAGATCTACTGCTGAGATGAAAATCATCATCTCACAAAAACGTTATGAAGAGTATATTTCATTTATTCTGAATGACCTAGATTCAATCAATCAGTTTGGTGGTATTGGTCTACCAAGTGTTCCCCCAAGACCCCTAGAGGGTGACCTTATGTATTTCCCACTTGGGGACATACTATTTGAGATCAAATATGTTGAACACGAAAGTAATTTTTATCAACTACAAGAGAACTACACATATACTTTAACATGTGAACCCTTCGAATATGAAGATGAGAAGATCATCACGGGTATCGAAGAAATTGACGATGACTTTAAAACTATTGGATATAATGCTACGTTGACTTTGGCAAGTGTTGGCACCACTGCCACAGCGATAACCAGTCTTGTTAATGGCGGTATTCATGAAATTAAGATTGTTCATGAGGGTACAGGATACACAGCAGATCCAACGATTAGAATTTCCCCACCAGTAACAGGTAGACGTGCTACTGCTGTTGGTATTACAACTGTCAACAGCAGCGGAACTAGGTCGCTGGAAGTTGTGAGGATTACAGATCCTGGTTTTGGTTATACATCTACACCTGCCATCAGTATTGAAACTGATGATGGTAAGGGTTCTGGTATTCAACTCCAAGTGGGCATTGCTACCACTGGTGCTGTCGGCATTATCACTGTCAGTAACAAAGGAGACGGTTACATTGTACCCCCAAATATTTCTTTCAGTGCTCCGCCCGCTGGTGGTGTCAGTGCTGCTGCTACTGCCCTCCTTCAGGGAGACGGAAAACTTGCTGCAATCCAAATCACCAATGCTGGTTATGGATATGCGACAGCTCCTACTATCACCGTGGGAGCTGCCGGTACCGTGGGTGTAGGTACGTTCCTAAATGGCGACACTATTCGCGGAGTGTCCTCTGGCACAACCGCATACGCCACAACCTGGAATCAACCCACCAAGAAACTTACTGCGAAACAACTCACTGGTAAGTTCCAACTTGGAGAACTCATTGTTGGAACTGCTAAGACTACAGGTGAGACAATTGCTTACCGTCTAAATAGCGTTAACTACGATGATGATGACGCTTACGAAGACAACCAGGAGATCGAAGCAGAAGCAGACGCTATCCTGGACTTCACGGAGCAAAATCCTTTTGGTGAGGCATAATGTTTGGTAATTACTTTTATAACGAGACTATTAGGAAGACTGTCATAGCATTTGGCACGCTCTTCAATAATATCTCCGTGAAACATAAGAATGGAGATAGTACGGTTAGCACAATCAAGGTGCCGATCGCATATGGTCCTATTCAGAAGTTTCTTGCTCGTGCTGAGCAGCAACCCAATTTTGATCGCAACGCAGCAATCACGTTGCCAAGATTGTCATTCGAGATTGTAAAATATCAGTATGATCCTTCTCGTAAGGCATCACCAATTACAAAGTTTTGTCTTGTTCCAGACAGTAGTAAGAACAAGATCAAGAAAGTTTTTATGCCGGTCCCATATGATATTGGGTTCCGTCTAAGTTTTGCTACCAAGATTCAGGACGATGCTCTACAAATTCTAGAGCAAATCCTACCATTCTTCCAACCCGCATACAACGTCACTATGACGATGATTGAGGGTCATGATGAAAAGAAAGATATCCCATTCACACTAAACAATATCCAGTTCCGTGATGAGTATGAAGGCGACTTCAGCACTCGTCGTGCTATTGTTTACGAACTAGACTTTACTGCTAAGACATACTTCTATAACGAGATCCCAACAGATGCTTCTGGTGGTATTATCAAGCGTGTTCAGATTGATTATAGCACAACACGTCGTGGTCCAAGAGAAGTCAGGTACTCAGTTGTTCCTACTGCCACTGAGGATTACAACTCCGATGGCACAACATCGCTGACAGCAGAAATCAATCCTAAGCAGACTCTGCTCAAGGTGACAAGTTCTGCTGCTCTTGTTCAGTACCAGTTTATTCAGGTCAACAAAGAAGTTATGCGTGTTGAGGAGATCGACAATACAAATGTCATTGTATCTCGTGGACAGTATGGCACAGAGATCGTCACACATAATGCTGGCGATGTACTAAATCTAATCAATGCCAATGATAACGCTCTGATTGAGGTCGGAGACGACTTTGGTTTTGAC